AGAGTCTTATGAAAAAGGTGAAGCAGATTTTCATGAGATCGTATCTAAAATAGCAGGCATAGATAGATCAGAAGCAAAGACTATTAATCTTGGATTATTTTATGGAATGGGTAAAGGTAAACTTACAGCTCAATTAGGTTATGGAGAGGACCACGCAGCTAAAGTTTTAAAACAATATCATGATAGGGTTCCTTTTGTAAAACAATTAATAAAACAAGTTATGAGTAGAGCTCAAGACTCCGGTAAGATAAGAACTCTTCTTGGGCGTAGATGTAGATTTAATTTATGGGAGCCTAATCAATTTGGTGTGCACAAACCTATGAAACACGAGGACGCACTCAGAGAATACGGACCAGGTATAAGAAGAGCTTTTACATATAAAGCTTTAAATAAACTAATACAGGGTAGCGCAGCAGATATGACAAAGAAGACAATGGTAGATTTAAGATCAGAAGGTATTCTACCAATGATACAATTACATGATGAATTAGATATCTCTATAGAGTCTACCGAGCAGGCTAAAAAGGTAAAAGAAATTATGGAAAATTGTGTTGAATTAAAGGTGCCAAATAAGGTAGATTACGAGGTTGGAGATAATTGGGGAGACATATCAGAACAAATAGATGATATGTTTTAATATGAAAAATTATGGCTTATTTAAATGCAAACATCCCGGTAGAGTACGCACAAATAAGAAGGGAGTATCTGTATGATCTTAAGAAACATCATGGAGAAGTTGAAGACTGTGTTATCTTTGGTCTTAGCTGTATTACAGGTCGTGCTATTTTATTTCACGCTATCATGGAGAGCGGCGCAATATTTTATCGCCTTCCTATTAGTGCGTTTATTCAACGGGGT